AGGGAACAGCTTGGTTACGCTCTATATCCCTGGCAAGCCGCAGGGAAAAGCCAGGGCCAGGACATGCAAAACCGGGCACAGCTACACGCCGGAAAACACAGTGCTGTACGAAAATCTGATTAAAACTTCATTTCTGGAACGGTATGGGGCCCGGGGTAAAATCAGAACTCAGGGAAAACAAAAGCCAGCGTTGAAGATGGAGATTTACGCGGGATTTCAGGTTCCAAAATCATTTTCCAACAAAGACAGGATCGCGGCGTTAAGCGGAGACCTTCTCCCCACAAAAAAGCCTGATTCCGATAATATCGCGAAAGTGGTTGCGGACGCTTTAAACGGGATCGCTTATGACGACGACGCTCAGATCGCCGATTTAACGGTTATCAAGCGGTACACGGAGGATCCCTGCGTAAAGGTAACCATCGCAGAGATCAGCCATGACCTTTGACGAGCTTTGTTCTCTCGCCGGAAACGGGAAGCCTCTTCCCCGTTCCGCGCTTTCTTTAGAGCGCGTTGCATACCGTGGGCTTGCCTGGCTGTATCATGCTTACCGGCGCGGTGCTTTTTCCAAGGACGAAGCCGCTGAGGAAAAAGAAGCCCTTAGGAGAGAGTACGAGGACGCGCGGAAAAAAGAGAAGGACGGCCTAAAGCTTCACCAATACGTCGATCAAATCCGTACAGCGCTGGCAGGCTGGTTTAAGAAGGTGGAACAGAGCGGTTGCCCTGTATGCAGGAAGCTCATTGAGATTTTGGACGGGAGGAATTTAAGTGAAGGCCAGGATTCCTAATTCAGCCAAGCTTACAAAAAAACAATTACAAGCCGCTGAAAGTTATTCTCGGCAGGTAGTAAAAACGGATCAGGAAAGGCTTCTGCGCCGGTACTTTAAATTGATGTGCTATGTGCTGAACCGTAACTTCGGCTTTGGTTCGAAGCGATGCCTAGCGGTAATCAATGGAATCAGCAGGCTTTCCGCCGAACACGATCAAGACGAAATCTTTTGGGAACATTTAGACCGGGTGATCGTTGATGAAATGAAACTCGATTTTGAAAGAGATTAACCCCGCCGCAAACAGGCGGGAACGGAGGACAAAAGCAATGATTAAACCAAGCACTGACACGGAGCCAGCAGCGGAAAACAGGGACAAAATTATTCTGGACTTATGCGGCGGCACGGGCTCCTGGTCAAAGCCGTACAAAGAGGCCGGATATGATGTGAGGCTGATCACTCTGCCGGAATATGATGTATGCACCTATGCGCCGCCGTTTGAAAATGTTTATGGGATTCTGGCTGCCACGCCGTGCGATGAATTTTCAATCGCAAAGCATTTTCACGGAAAAGGAAACTATACGCATAATTTCAAAGCGGGGCTGGAGGTGTGCTCTGCGTGCTGCAGGATTATACTTACGTGCCGGCCCAGGTTCTGGGCGATAGAAAATCCGGCAAACGGACTGCTGAGGCGCTGGCTCGGTGAACCTGATTACACCTTTGACCCCTGGCAGTTTGGGCACAGCTATCAAAAGCGGACTGCGCTGTGGGGTAACTTTAATGCTCCGAAGGCCTTTGTCGAAGCAAAGCCGGAAGGAATGAAGAAATTTTCCATGCTTCACAGCAAAGAAATTTATCCGGAGTTTTACGGAATCTATACCCGTCAGGAACGCAGGGCAATCACGCCGCCTGGCTTCGCAAGGGCATTTTTTGAAGCAAACCGGTGAAGGGAGGACAAAGGCAGTGAGCATAAAAACTTATGACCAGTTTTTCGATGCAGAGGATAAGGAGGCAAATCATGACTGAATTAAAACCACGTGGGATTTATCGCGAAGCTCTGAATAAATGGGGTGCTGAAGCTCAAACACTTATGGTTTTTGAGGAAATGTCAGAACTGCAAAAGGAGCTTTGTAAGCACGCCAGGGGCAAAGATAACCGTGAAGCTATTGCCGAAGAGATCGCGGACGTTCAAATCATGTTGGAACAAATGATGATTCTTCACGATTGTGAGGATTTAGTAGAAGTACAAAAATTCAAGAAAACACACAGATTAAAGATTCGCTTGGAACAGGAGGATTGACTATGGCGAGATACTTTAAGATTACAGAGATTGATTGCGACAGCTTTTTTCAATGTACTGGTGAAGAACTGGATTGTTCCCAATTAGTTGTACCTGTAATTGGATATGTCTTTGTTGCTGTTGACGATACCGACGAAGATGAAATCTCTATTCCTTTAGACAGCTTTGACGAGGAGGATTGACGATGTCTGAGTACATAGAAAGGGAATTTGCGCTAAATGTTCTCTGTCGAGAGAATTGCGGACATGACTATGAAGCAAATAAATGTAATAACTGTTATACATCAAATTTTATCAATTATCTTCCCACCGCAGACGTAGCAGAGGTGAAGCATGGGAAGTGGATAAAGTGTTCTGTAATTAAGTGTTCAGTATGTGGTTCATGCACGGATATCCAATCAGATGAAGCATATGAAAAATTTATAGAATCTTATTACTACTGCCCTGTATGTGGATCAAAACTTGACTTGGAGGATTAGCTATGGCAAAGGTCGAAGTAACGGATTATGTGTCAGAACTACGCGCAGAATATCAACAAGGCTTTCAAGATGGTTATGCTTCGGCGTGGAGAGAGATTCAGAATGTTATCAAACACGCGGTAATTGAAGCGAGTATTCAAGCCTCGACGAAAAGGGAGGACTAAGCAATGACAAGGGAAAAAGCGATTGAAGTTCTTGAAAATGGTGCATGGTGGGATTTGTTAATCCCTATAACAACCATTGAAGGCAGGAAGTCAGATATCGAATTGCATGAAGCTCTTGATATTGCTATTGCCGCCTTACGCAACAACTGGATCAGCGTTAAGGATAGGCTGCCGGAGGAACATAAAGTTGTTTTGTGTATTGTAAACGGAAAGCCCGAAACAAATATTACACTTCGCAACGCATATCAGCTTGGATCGTGGAACAAGACAGAGGGGTGGATCATTGAAGAATACCCTGTATGGGAAGACGCTGTTGTTTCATGGTGGCAGCCGCTTCCAGAACCGCCTGAGGAGGATTAGTTATGAAAAAAAATGTGAGCCGGGTGATCCCAAACCCTTGTGATGAATGCGTGTGCAGTTATTGCAGATGGCGCGGGACAGACAACTGCTTACGCTGCGAATACGGGAGTTGTTTACGATGCGGAGAAAGCAGAAGAGCCAGATACCCAATTTATGAGTGCGTTGGCTACACAATGCCGCCACCCGGAATGAAGACATGTGGCAGACCTTAGTTGAACAGGTTCAGGAGGATTAGCTATGTATAAGGAATTAGTTGAAAAACTGCGGCATAGAGGAACTTTATATAATGGGATCAGCCTTTTTGATGATGCCGCCAATGCTATTGAAAAGCTGCTATTTAAATATAATTTTGCCAATATGACAAAAAAGGAAACTGACATAACACTTAAAAATGAATTTTTAAAATGTTTAAGATTGGAAGCCGAAAACAAAGAACTAAAGCGTGAAAGAGATCAGGCGGTGGAGGAACTTCATCGAAATACAGACGCTGTACCCGTAGTTAGGTGTAAGGATTGTAAATGGTTTACAATGGACAATACAGGTGGTACGTATTGCAATCATCTAACTTGTGGGTTGTTTAATGGATATGAACCAGATGCGTTTTGCAGCTACGGCGAAAGGAAGGAGAATTAATATGGCAGGCTGGCAATTATTAGTTTTAGGGTACTTTTTAGGCGCACCGTTAGGCTTCTTGCTTTGTTCCGTTCTGGTGGCAAGCAAAGACCCGCCCAAACCGCACACCACTTGCAAGGACTGCGTACATAGGCATAAGAAAGAGTGCCCTTTCTCCCATATCGAATGTGATGTGACAGGAGATTCTATTTTCTGGCATACTAACAAACAAGACGACTTCTACTGCAAGGAGGCTCAGGACATTGGGCTGGCCACAAAGCGGAAATAGAAAAAGCTGTAAGGGGTGTATCTATAACAGACCTCTAACTTTTGAGGGTTCCGGGCAGCAACGATACTGCCTATATTGCTATGATACCGGTAAGCCTAGAGGCTGCCCGCCGGAGAAGTGTGATAAAAAGACTGTCAGGAGGTTGAAAAATTGACAAAAGAACAGCTAGAACAATATACCAGCATTAAAGAAGAGATAAAGGAATTGGAAGCTGAATTGGACAAAAGAAAATCTCCTGTGTCAGATATCGTCACCGGATCAATGGAAGACTATCCTTATACACAGCACGGAATAACGGTATGGGGTGTATCTAATGATTCCTATACCCTGGATTTCAAATTAACCCTGAAGAAAAAGGAACTTGAGCAGAAACGACTAGAAATTGAAGGTTTCATTGATTCCATTCAGGATAGTGAAACCAGGAGAATCATTCGCTTAAAATACATAAAAAATATGACTTGGACCCAGGTAGCTATGAGGCTTGGAAAGCGAGATGAGGGAACCCCAAGAAAAAAACTTGAAAAATTTTTGAGTGATTCCGAAAATTCCGGTTTATCCGGTTTATAATAGTATCATAGAAAAGTGTACAAGGTTCATTGACCTACTTTCCTAAGGACCGCAGGCCTAACGGCTTTGCGGTCTTTCTATTTATCCTGAAATTGTGGTGGTGATATGGCGAAATTAACTGCGAAACAGCAAAGATTTGTAGATGAATATCTGATAGATTTAAACGCTACACAAGCGGCGATTCGAGCGGGATACAGTGAAAAAACCGCGTTTTCTATTGGAACTGAAAACCTTAGAAAACCTTTAATTCAGAAAGCAATTCAACAACGAAAGCAAGCGCGTGAACAGCGTACCGAAATCACTCAGGATCGGGTAATCCAAGAATTAGCGGCTATTGGATTTGCGAGGGCAACAGATT